GATTGCATTATAGATGGAATATGATTCAGCAGCTAAACGATAAGAATAGTTTACAATTGTTCTTAGAACCTCGTTGGCAAGGCGATGAATACTTTGGTCATAAATCCAGAGTAACTTGGAATCGTAAGGTCAATACAGATTGGACTGCACATGTTGGTTATACATGGTATGGTAATGCTAATAACAAATGGCTTACTGAAGACCAATATGTCTTTATGATGACTAGGAGATTTTAATTATGTTTCCTCTATATGATCCAATGGTAGGATGGGCGTTATTATGCGCCTATGGCTTACTTACATTCGCTATAATCAATAAATTTACATACAGGTATGATAAGGATAGGGTATCCTTTTTACTCGCGCGTAGAGAGCTTACGTGGTTTACAGGAGCGCTATCTATAGCAGCTGCTTGGCTATGGGCACCAGGTCTCTTTATATCTACACAACAAGCTTATGTAAATGGATTACCAGGACTCTTTTGGTTCTGTTTAGGTAATTTCTTAACACTAATGTTCTTTGCAGGATTTGCACATAGATTACGTAAACAAAGTCCAGAAGGATTTACTATAAGTGGACACATCAAAGAAAATTTTGGTGATAAAGCCCACTTCATTTATCAAGTAGAAATGTTAGCTATTGCAGTATGTGCTGTAGCGATTAACTTAGTAGCAGGAGCAACAACGGTTGCTTTATTGACAAATATAGATTATAATATGTCTGTAGTTGCAATGGTTTTGATTGCATTAAGTTACACATTTTTAAAAGGATATAAGGCTACAGTTGTTACGGAAATTATTAAAGTTGGTGTTGTATATACCGTTGTTGGTATTATTGTCGCCCTTATTGCTAGTAGGGTTGGTAATGATCCTATGCTTTCTATTAGCTTGGATGGTATTAGTGCTGGGGGTGATGGAAGCATTACTTCAAGTTTTGGTTGGGGTGTCTTTACTAGCTTTGGTATAGCAGCATTTATCGGTCATATGGCTGGTCCTTGGAGAGATAATAATTTCTACCAAAGAGCATTCGCTATTAAACCTAATCACATTGCGCCAGCATATATATTGGCAGCATTCATGTTTATTCTTGTTCCATTAGCTATGGGCTTCATTGGCTTTGTAGCTGCAGGATCAGGCATCGTAGTACCAGAAGGAGATATCTTTAATGTTAACTTATACACGATTGCAACAATACTACCTAAAGAAGCAGGATTACTATTTACTTTTGCTATCTTCGCAGGTCTCATATCTATAATGGATAGTCAAATGACATCAGTGGCAAATATAGTCGGATCCGATTACGCTGATAGATTTAACTTTAAAGGAAGATCAAGATTAGCTATGTTTATCGTAGCAGCTATTGGTATTGCGGTAGCAGTATCAGGATTTAGCATCGGTCAGCTATTCTTATTCTTCTCTATCATGGGAGCATGTGTATTCATACCTACGCTTATTGCCATATCTTTTCCGCAATTATTGACAGGAAAAGGTCTTTTTTATGGGGTAATAGGTGGATTTATCCCAGCTATTTCGTTATACTTCTTTGGTGAAGTATTGTACGCAACACTGACAGGAGTTATATTACCACCAGTAATAGCATTGGCATGGTCAAGAAGAAGCTAATAATAATCACAGGCCCACAAGGTTCAGGTAACCATCTGTGGGCTAAGATTCTTTCTGAACATCCAGCAGTCTTTGGATGGAATATGAAAGACTATTGGGAAGGTCATCACCATGAACCATTTCAAGGTGTATGGTTAAATGAACAAAGCTTCGATGACCTACCTTTAAAAGATTATAATGTAACATCTATATCGTGCCCATTTGTCCATAATGGCATAAATAGGATTCCAGAGTATCAAGGTTTTATACATAAAGCTAAGAAGGCAAATTTAGATGTTAGGTTTGTTGTATTGAGTAGAGATATTAATATATTATTAATGCAGCAATCTAGAGTGAGAAAAGACTTTACAACTCCAATATTCTTGGAAGTGTTAAAGCATCAAGCGGTAGATCATTATCTATCAATGGAGACACTATTTCTATATAAGGAGAAATACTTGCATCAATTAGAATTAGACTTAGGAATACCTATCGACATTGAGAAAGCTAAAAAACATATTGATGAGAAAAACCAAAACCTAAAATATGTTCATCAAGTGCCAGAACAACCTCTAGACTTAGAAGTTAAGAAAGCAAAGCAAGAATCAATGGATTTTAATGACCGACAAAGGGAACTTGTCGACCTTAATTGGGATGGAAGCGTAAGTAAAACAATAAGAAGTTAATGAGCGATTGGATATTTAATAAACTAGCACCCTATGCTATTAGATTTAGAGAATGGTCTAAGGGTAAGACTTGGATCCAAATCCCTCTATGGATTTTTATATTATGGATGTTAGGATTTGCAAACCCGTATTGGTGTGTATATCCTGTATGCTGGTTAAATGGTAGCTAAACGATTTCATAGTGCACTATTAATTAGATCTGTAAGACTTCTATGCCTTATTGGCTTAATACCTACCTGCTTATTATTATCTAACGAATCAAATATTACGATCACTATAGCTATCATTCTAACTCTTATAATAGCTAAAGGTGGTCAACATATAGCACAACATAGATACTTTTCACATAGAAGCTTTGAGACTGGACCTAAAAGAGAATGGTTCTTAGGTTTAATCGCTACACTAAGCACGACAGGATCTCCTATACATTACTCAGCTATGCATAGGACTCATCATAAGTATTCTGATACAAAAGACGATCCTCAAGCACCTCATCATGTAGGTTTCTTTAATGCATTCTTTGCTAATATAGACTTTAATAAGATAGCTAAAAGCAGAGAAATAAGAGACTTAATGCGCTCAAAACCTGCGATATTTTTCCATGATTACTATTGGCATACCATTATAGTGTATTGTGTCATACTCGCGCTTATATCGCCTGTATGGCTGTTATATGGCTATGTTTTACCGGTAGGAGTGAGTAATATAATGTCAGGATTATTGAATACAATTGTGCATCAGTTTGGTTATCAAACTAGACCTACAAATGATATAAGTTATAACAATCATATAGCTCATATATTAACACTAGGTGAAGGTATGCATAACAACCATCATCATAGACCTAGCGCATACAATACTAATATAGATAACAAATGGTATGAATGGGATCCTATGGCAATTATAATAGAAAAACTTTTTAAGGTACAAAATGGCTAACAATGTAATTAAATATTTCGGTGAAGAATGGAAACCGGATTATACAAAATTTAAATTATCGGGCTGGAATTTGATAAATAAGATCGACAAAACAGAAACTATACTCGATGTCGGTTGTGGATATAATTTGTTTAAACCTATTTTCGGCGATAGATTATATGGCATTGACCCAGCTAATATCAATGCAGATGATGTTGTTTCAATAGAAGATTTTAAAACAGATGAACAATGGGATGTATTATTTATTTTAGGATCCTTAAATTTTGGAACAGAAGAAGAGGTATTCACTCAGGCTAAAGCAGCAGTGGATCGCCTTAAACCAGGCGGCAGGATCTATTGGAGACAGAATCCTGGTATTGGAGACCATCCTTGGAAAGGTGTAGAGGAGATTCAATTCTTCCCGTGGTCGTTTAAGTATAATTTAATTTTCGCAGAGACTTTAGGTTGTGAAGTAGTTGATTTGAGATGGGATACCGGACATCGTATTTATTCGGAGTGGATAAAAGATGTTAACATTCATACTACAAATCATTAAGGCTATATTGCTTAAACTAGCTACAACAGGTGCTTTTTCGTTTTTGATGCCATGGCTACTAAAGGTAGACAAATGGTTAGAAGATAGACTTGGTATTGATATTATTAAACAAGATAAAAAGTTCCATGAGAAATTTCCATTAGTAGCAGATCGCATAAATAAATTAGAGGAAGATTCTCATCCATGTAAGGAATTACATGAGTTCGAAGCTTATCCTGCTATGATAAAACGCATAGAGGATCTAGAAGCTAAGTTGAAATAGGAAAAAAAATAGGTTATAATAATGGCTACAGTTTATAAAATAACGCAAACAGTAACAGGTAATAGTAGTTCAAGTTGGGCAGAAGATGGATCGGATCCTACACAGCCAGCAGGCATCGATGGATCTGAAAGCGAATTTGCAAAAGACTTTTACAGTATGGTCATACATAGACCTAGCATTGGATACGAGAATTTTGATTATCCAACAAAGAATGCATTAGCTAATGGAATGATATCTAGTTCATATAGACAAAGACAATCAGCTAATGTTATGAAGATAGTCTATAACTTTGATACAGAAGCTAAGAGAACAGCATTTATGAATTTAGATTGGACAGAGTATCATAGACTATTAAAATTCCATGGTTGGACTACTGAAAGAACAACAAGTGAAGTTGAAGAGTAATATATTATGAGGTTATATAATGTTAATAGAGATTTACAGCAAAACTAATTGTGCATACTGCGACAAGGCAGACTTCATAGCACAGTCATTCATTCAAGAATCTAATCATAAGTATACAAAGCTTATGTTAGACAAAGACTTTACATTGCCAGAACTATTAGAAAAGGTTCCTGGCGCAAGAACATTCCCACAAATTTTTATAGACGGCGAAGCTATTGGTGGATATCAAGAGTTTGATAAATTCATCAAAGCACATATAGGAGCATAGATAATGGATTTAAAAATTGTAGATTCAGGTGGTCAACCTTTAAATAAAGACAAGAAGATCGTAGATGTATCAGGCGCAGCGATAGAGACTAACGAAACAAATAAAAACTCTAGAGGCGGTACTGAGCTAATGATGGAAAGACTCTACGACTGCGTAGACAGTAATCTATTATCACAATTCCAAATTATACCGTCAAGAGTTAGAGAGCTAGATGATACTAAGAAGAAGATCCTATGGTTACATGACTTACCTTTGGATCCTGAATCAGCACATTTAAAAGATGGTGGATGGCAGAAGTTTGATAAGTTAGTATTTGTATCGCATTGGCAACAGCAAATGTATAATGCATACTTAGGTGTGCCTTATGAAGCTGGTGTTGTATTAAAGAATGCTATCTATCCATTTGAACAAGAGATCGATAAGCCAGATCCACACGAACAATTAAATATCATATACCATACTACACCTCATAGAGGATTAGAGTTATTGATTCCTGTATTTGAGAGAGTAGCAGAGATGTATGATAATGTGCATCTAGATGTCTTTAGTTCATTTAATGCTTATGGTTGGGGTGAGAGAGACGAACCATATAAAGATTTATTCAAAGCCATTGAAGATCATCCTAAGATGACCTATCATGGATTCAAACCTAACGATGAGGTTAGAGAAGCTTTAAAGAAAGCTCACATATTTGCATATCCTTCTATTTGGCAAGAGACTAGTTGTTTAGCTCTAATGGAGGCTATGTCAGCAGGTGTTATGAATGTTCATAGTAACTTTGCAGCGTTATTCGAAACGGGTGCTAATTGGACTTACATGTATCAGTTCGCAGAGAACCCGCAAACACATATTAATACATTTGGGAGTTGCCTTATTGAGGCAATTGAGTTATACTTAAATAAAGAGAAGGCTCCTCTTCTGCAGCAAAGGTTGCAAATGCAGAAGGTATATGCCGACTCTTTTTATGGATGGGATTCTCGAGCCGTTGAATGGACAGGTCTCCTCCATTCTATATTAGATGGTAATGTGAATGAAAAGAAAGATAACGCAGAAGCGAAAAAAGGAACTGACAAAGCAGCTAGAAAAAGCAAGAGCAGCAAGAAAAAAGCCTAGTTACGCACAATATAATCAAGACGTAGTTAATCTACCAGAGGATCATCCTTTAGCTTTTAACACTGTAAGAGGTTGGGTAAAAGAAGCTAAGGAAAGAGCACGTGCATATAAGAGAGAACACAATCATGGTAAAGTTAAAGGAGCTCTCTACAAGGCAACAACTTGGGAATCATATGCTAATCAATGTGAGTCCTATCTTAAACATGGAACTTGGATATCTCTATTTCAAGGGCCTAACATGGAGAAGAAGACGAAATACAAATGCTTTGCAATGGGATATTATCCTTTGGATTCTATCTATAATGGTAAACCTAAGAGAGACATTGGTGTTTGGTATCCAGACGTTAGAAGAGAATGGACTCGAGAGGATGAAGAGCTTGAACTACAAGCGTATGGCGTTAAGATAGAACCTAAGAAAAGAACTAAGAAACGCAAACGCAAATCTCATAAATAAAGATATGAAAGCAAATAACGTAGTTCAATTCCCAGTAATCAATCCATCACTTTATTCAGAAGAACAATTAGTAGCTGCCTCAGCGGCTGAAACGAAAGAGTTGTTGGATAATGTTAACGATATGATCATCAATAGTTCTTTAGATGTATCATTGGAAGTCTTTAATAAGATTGAGGATATGTTACCTGTACATGATATGGATAACCCTCTATTCCAAAAAGATTTTGTATTCATACATGAAGCTATTAAGTCTGCTATGGCTAGAAGATTTGGCATCAGACATGAGATACAAGCACTGAGTGAGAAGACTGTAGATATATCAAAATCCGATATTCAATGGATTGACTAAAATATTACTAAAAAGTATAAAGCTTAATTCTTATTTGGTATAAATAATTGTGTCATCAAGATGACATATTGTTTTACTAGAATGAGATCCAAAGAAGATATCCAAGACACACTTGAAATACTCGCTTTATCAGGGGTATTTTTGTTGAGCCTGCTAGGAGTAAGTTGAGTGGATCAAGAGGAGAAATGAAAATAGAATTTATAAAATTTAAAGGTTTAAAAGATATGGCAGAGTTTATTATATTTCTGACATTTCCTATTGCGTTACCTTTATTGGTTATGTGGCTCAGTGTACAATCTTTTTAACAATGATAGAATTTACCGATGCAGCAATATCTAAGGCAATTGAGAAGACGAGCACGTCTAGCTCAGACACTATACGAATTGGGATTACTGGCGGTGGTTGCGCTGGGTATGAGTATGTTTTCCGTCTTGATAGTCCTACTCCTGAAGATAATATAATAGATTACGGTAAATTCAAAGTAGCTATAGATCCTATGTCTGTAGAATACATCCAAGGCACAACAGTAGATTGGGTCCAAGAGGGACTCAATGAATTCTTTAAATTACTCAATCCGAACGAAACATCAGCATGTGGTTGTGGTGTCTCTGTTCAATTTTAGGGTTGCCATTAACTGCGATTTGTCATATAATATATAAATCTTAGGAGAAAGGTATGAGCGAAAGATTAATGGAAAAAGAATCGTATTTTAAAGTTCTTGATGATCTAAGAGAATCTGGTAAAATCAATATGTTTGGTGCACCTAGATATCTTATGGATAGCTTTGGAGTTCCAAAGGAAGAAGCACACGCTATATTTTTAGAATGGACTGAACAGTTTGGAGGTCCTAATTCAGTAAAATGATAGCTCAAGAAGTTAAAGCTATGAATATTAAGAAGGTTGTCGATGATCCTGAATGGCAGGTATTGCGTAAATCGCTAGTCGGCAACTGGAAGAATAATCATATTCATAATGTTAATAATCTAAGGGCTTACTTTGATAAGTATCCTGAATGTCCATTAGCTACTCGTAGATTAGTTAATGTATTGACAGGTTCTGTTCATAGAGTAGGTCATACAAAGGGTCAAGCAGAGACCGATCTATTACGAAGAGATGTTCGCATTAGGTGGCGTACTATGTTAGGTGAATCGTATGATCCTCAAGATTATAAATATGTGACAGGAGCAATATAATGGTATGGATAGCACTTAAAAACGGAAGCGGTCAAGTCGTAAAAGATATTAAGCTAAAGAGTCCGGAAGGTAAGACCTATACTGTTACAGGTTCCAGTCGTAAGGGTATCAATCGATACTCTATCTCTATGAAAGCCGATGATGGCTCTCGTACCACAAAAATGAATCACGATCTTATGAGAAAGAAATCGGATCCAGACCATAAGCCATGGTCTGTTGTTGGTGGATTCCATTCACCAGAGAAGATTGCTAAGATATATGGTCGCAAAAAGGTAGATCCAGATGCTAACAAACCTCGACCAGAGCGTAAATCGTTTTGGAAGATGAAGTCTAAGCCTGGATCACACAACTATAAACAAAAGAAAAAGCTAATGCAGCAAGAGCATTACATCAAATCATTTGGTGAATACTTTGCTGAGACTATCGAAGAATGAAAGAGTTTAAAAGAAATGTAGTGATGCATGATGGACCATTTATTAAAGGATTTGGTCCAGATCTTGAAGAAGACACTAATGTCATATCACGTAAGATAATTACTAGAAAGGTTAGAGACGGTAAACTAGTAGAGATTACTAATACTAGATTATATCGAGAGAATGATTATTTTGATTCTAGCCACACAGAAGTGATTTGTGACTTGACATCGCACGAACAATAGTATATAATATTATATATTTGAGGTTATATTATGATTATTCTTGATTTAAATCAGGTTATGATATCTAACATGATGGCGCAGATAGGCGGCAGAAAGGTAGATGTAAGTGAAGACCTTCTTAGACATATGGTGCTTAATAGTATTAGAGCTATTAGGCAAAAGTTCTATGAAGAGTATGGTGAGTTAGTTATAGCAGTCGATGATAGATCCTACTGGCGTAGAGACTATTTCCCTTATTACAAAGCACAACGAAAGAATTGGAGAGAACAATCTGGATTAGATTGGGCTGTAATCTTTGAGGCTATCAATAAAATACGTGATGAACTTAGAGATAACTTTCCATACAAATACATAATGGTTGATGGAGCTGAAGCAGACGACATCATAGGAACGTTATGTAAAGAAACCTCACAGGATAGTATTAAGAATATTATTGTAAGCGGAGATAAAGACTTTATCCAGCTGCAAAAGTATCCTAATGTAGAACAATACGATCCTGTAAGAAAGAGAATGCTTAAATCAGACGATCCTAGAAGTGATTTGATAGCTCATATCATGTCTGGAGATAAAGGAGATGGAGTTCCTAACGTTCTGAGTAAAGATGATTGTTTTATTAATGGTAGACAAAAGCCATTACGTAAGACATTTATAGCAGAAGTACAATCTCTTCCGCGTACACCTATAGGCACTGTTCAGGCAGTAGCGCTAGAAGGTTACACAGAAGACTTTGTAAGAAATTATAAGCGCAATGAGATGTTAATTGATTTAGATAATTGCCCTGATTCTATTAGGCTAAATATACTAGAACAGTATAACACTGAGGTTGACTCTATGAGAAGACCTAAGTTGATGACTTATTTTATTGATAACAGACTGAAAGGTCTAATGGAGCATATTGGAGAATTTTAATGGCTTTAGGTATATTTGAAGTTTTTGAGTTAGCCAGCAAAGAAAAAACTAACAAGGCGAAAGCTAAGGTGTTAGTAGACAATTCAACCTTTGCGTTGAAGACTGTCATTCAAGGATGCTTCCATCCAAACATTAAGTTCTTGTTACCTCCTACTGTACCACCATTTAGCGAAGCTGATGGCGTACAAGTAGAGACAAGACTACATTCATTCGCTAAGAAGTTTGATCTATTTGTTGAAGGTGGAAGACCGGTTGCTACTCAAACAAAAAGAGAAATGCTATTCATAGAAATGCTAGAGGCAATTCACCCAGAGGACGCTAAGATCGTTCTTAACATGGTGAATAAGAAGAATCCCTCAAAAGGTATTACTAAGGCAGTAGCAAAGCTTGCATTCCCAGAATTATTCCCGGAGGAATAATGTGGATAGCACAGTAGACGTACACGATTATTTTAAAGATTACACGGGATTAGATACACATGCTGAAGGCATGTTTATGTATTATAAAGACGTGCATCAATCTAGAATAAGAATAAACTATACGTATTATAATAGTATAGAGTTATTCAGAAGGATCTATAGATGGTATCAAGAGATAGATCCTGATGGTGTATTGTTTGATTACTCTGTTATAGATGATGGATCACAGAAATTTCCTATAACAGATTTCTTAGATGAGATACCAGAGCAATGGTCAGTATATAGAATTAACAAAGACCATGGCTGGAACAATGAGGGCGCTCGCAATTGCCTCATGAAAGCGACAAAGAACCAATGGAATCTTATGTTAGACTCTGATTGGGTTATTACTAAGAATAACCTATCAAGGATCCATGCTAATATAAGTTTTCTAGATAGGTCAATCGTATACTATCCTGGTAACTATGGACATGGAGTAGGTCGTAATAGCTATCTCTGCACCAAAGAAGAATTTTGGGAGAGAGGTGGATACGACCAAGCGTTTATAGGTTATCACGGCAACGACTATTCATTCTTAAGATATCATTACAAATACAATTATGGAGACTTCTTCCGATTTGCTCGTATTGTAGATGATGTAGTAGATGAGAAAGAGAAAGATAGGTTCACAAATGTTAAGGTATTCCATGATCATATGAAGGACTTAGAAGAACAAGGATTTGGTCATAGAAACCCTGAAGATAAGCAGGATTTTATCTGGACAGACAAAGAAGCACACAAAAGACATTGGAAAACCATTAATTATCAACAGGTTAGATGAGTAAATTAATGCAGAAAAAGGTTGCCTTTTATGCGTGTTTTGTGTTATAATATATTATAAATCGGAGATTAGGTATGAAAAAAATATTAAGTGATTGCGATGGAGTCTTACTAGATTGGGCTTATTCGTTTGATAAATGGATGAAATTCCACTTTGATCTAGAAGTAACAGACTATTCGAAATACGATGTCGGAGAAAGATATCAATCGAATTGGGATCTATTAGATCGTAAGTCTGGTGAGAATATGTTCTATTTACCTAGAGTGTTTTGTAATAGCTCTAGAATAGGATCGCTTAAACCACTAAGAGATAGCGTTAAGTATGTCAAGAAGCTTTATGAAGAGCATGGCATTACAATTGATGTTATTACATCTCTAAGTTTGGATCCAGAGACACAGAAGCTAAGACGTCATAATCTTAGAAAGGTCTTTGGTGATGCTATTGATAGAATAGTATTCTTAGATACTGGAGCTGATAAAGATGATATGCTCGAAGAATGGAGAGACTCTGAATTGTTATGGGTCGAAGATAAATTCGAGAATGCTGAGCTCGGTGTCGAAATGGGATTACAATCTATCTTGATCGAACATGAATACAATAGAGATCAAGGTCAGAAAGCTAGAGATGCTGGTATCAGAGTGGTATCGAGCTGGCGAGAAATATATAATATCGCTGTAGGAGAATAAATGCCAACATACGTATTTGAGAATAAAGAAACAGGTGAGGTTATCGAATTGATGATGAGAATATCTGATAGAGATAAATGGTTAGCTAAGAATAGCGATACCTGGAAGCCTGTTATCACAGCTCCAAATATAGTTGGTGGAACGGTTTCTGCACGGAATAATAAAGATGGAGGCTTCAATGAATTGATGTCTCGTATAGGTGAAGCGAATCCTGGATCTAAAGTAGCAGAGAAGCATGTAAGAAGAACGGCTAAGCAAGTTAAAGTCGACGAGGTGAAAAAGAAACATGGATTTTAAAACATTTAAACAAGATATAATTGAGCTACCAAAGCTCAAGAGAGTTACTCAAGAAGGTAAACGAGTATACATTCGAGAAGGAATGGAAGCTGGTTATCCATCTGTAACAACTATTACGTCTCTTAAATCAAGAGAAGCTATTAGAGCTTGGAGAGAGCGTATAGGTAAGAAGAAAGCTGATGCTATTACGGTAGCTGCTAATCGTAGAGGTACATCAGCTCATAAATTAATAGAGAATTACATCGTAGGTGAAGATGTTACAGCTGAAGCACAACCATTAGCAATATCATTGTTTATGCAATTGAAAGCTCAAGCTGATAAGAGTGTCGATAACCTAAGAGTAATCGAAGGTGGATTGATGTCAGACTATTTACAAGTAGCTGGTACAGTTGACCTGGTAGCTGAGTTTGATGGTAAGCTTAGTATTATTGATTGGAAGACTTCGAAGAAGCCTAAGGTTAGAAGTCATTGCTATCAATACTTCATGCAAGCAGCTGCATATGCTGTTATGTTTGAGGAAGTAACTAAGATACCTGTACCTCAGTTAGTAATCATTGGATCATCAGAAGAAGGAGATGCATGGCAGTTTGTGGAGAAAAGAGACGATTGGATCGGTAAGTTTATGGATCTAAGACAACAATATGCGACAGAGAACAACGAATCTGTTGCCTTTTCCCTAGAGAATGTCGTATAATATAACAATGAAGAAAGCAGAAGTTAAAGTTTTAAAACCTAGAGAAATCGCAGAATATATCTGTCGACTCGATGCAACGGGTATGGCAGAGCTAGGTGACGAGTTGGTTAGAAAGAGTATAGCTAATGGCTTAGCTATTACGATTGAAGCCGCAATTTTAGATGATAAAGTTAAAAAGGAACGATAATCTATGTTTGATATCTCTATAAGAGGTAGGATAAAACAAAAGAAAAAAGTAGAACAATTCGTAAGAGATTGTCTACATCATTACTTTGGTAATAGGATTAAGCGTCGTGTCGATATAGATATTGACATGGTGCGAGAGCTGGATCAAGGTCAGGTAGCTGGCTATTGTCACGGCGATAAAGACCAAGTCAATATAGAATTAGCTAGACATTGGTCTAAGGATACTCGATCTAATAGAATTAGACATGAGTATACGCTCGAGGATCTCGTTAATACCTTAGCACATGAAGTAGTTCATGCTAAGCAATTTATACGCGGCGAGATAACACAGCGTAATAATAAGTGGAAGCATAAGAATTATCAATTCGATTGCGCTAGAACTAATTATTACAATCAACCTTGGGAGATAGAAGCGTATAAGAGTGAAGATATGCTTGTTGAATTATATTGGAATAAAGTTTGGGAGAATGAGGAAGCATAACATTATAGTATATGGTTGTAGTCAACCTACAGCCAGACAGATGTATCAATGTTTAGAAGGCGATCATCGTATAACACCTATGGATGCACATAATGCATTTCCAGGTGGTCAAGGGATGTTACATAAAGCCACACTAACCTCTGGTATCTATACTCCTCTGGAAGCAGTGATCGTTGAGATGCAACCAGAGCATGAGAACGAAGATATCAATTGGATCCTCGAGGATGTTCAACGCCTCCAACGACAAAAGCATAACAGAATACCAGTATTAATTATAGGAAATATTACGGATCCTATGTATTGTTTAGCTAAAGGCGATCAATATAAAGTAGACGTTACCATCTCTAACATAAAGATAAATACTCACACGCTTGAAGATTTATACTTTATGAACAAAGTTACAATAGATGATGGTCAGATTGATTTTTGGAAGAGATTTTTAGAAAACACATTTCCTAATATGGAGGTAACCGATGAGTATTCTTAGAGTAATTTTAATCGCTATGTTAATAGTAGTCCCAGCGAAGACTTTTTCATACGATGTAAATGGAGATAGATTTTGTCTAGCACAAAATATCTATTTCGAAGCTGGTAACCAAAGCCAAGCAGGTAGACTTGCAGTAGGCTTAGTTACCTTAAACCGGGTTGAGATGGCTCAATACCCTGATAATGTATGCGACGTGGTATATCAAGGACCAACATACACAAATTGGAAAGGCAATCAAATGCCTGTGCGACATAAATGCCAATTTAGTTGGTATTGTGATGGTAAGTCCGATGAACCAGTCGATAGTAAAACCTATATGGAGACATTGATATTAGCTGATATGATATTAAGAGGCGACATACACGACTTTACTGAAGGCGCAACACATTATCATAACGATACGGTAGATCCGTATTGGAATGAGCATCTCGTTTTAATGTTAACTATTGATAATCATATATTTTACAAATGAAGCTACTAATAAACGAAGGGCATGAGGTTCAATTTACCCAACTAGATAAAGCTATACTAGTTAAAGAGACCTATAACGACATGAATGTAACCAGCGAAAGGCAAATGGTTAAGAAAGATGGTATTTCTTACATGCTTGAGCTAATTAAATTAGGATATAAGTCTTACACATGATGATTCAGGTTAGCAATTTCTTTGATGATGCTGATGTAGTCAGACACTTTGCGTTAGAAAATGACTATAGGCATTGCAATGATCTTGCACCTCTACCTGGATGGGTAGGATCTAGAACTAGACAACTAGAGAGTAATGCTACCTTTAGTTGGATGGATAGGCAGATATGTAGATTCTTAGAAGTAGATAGAGTAAGAACTTTATATTACTTTCATTGGATCAATGAAGCGGATAAGGAATGCGACAAGTGGGAAGTCAAATGGCATATAGATCCTGAAAGCGATTACGCTGGACTGGTATATCTGCATCCGAATCCTCCTGCTAATACAGGTACGCTATTCGATACGAGAGATAATCCTAGCACAGTGCATAACGAATATAATAAGATGGTTATGTATAACAATGGTATCTGGCATGCGACAGAAGATACATTTGGTAAGACGATTGAGGATAGTAGATTAACATTAAACTTTTTTGTGAGTATATTATGATAGAAGTATTACCATTATTAGTTGTAATAGTTGGTACAATGCTAGCCATAGCGATAATTTGGTATGAGGCATTTATTAAATGAGAGTATTTTTAACCGGCGGTAAAGGATTTATTGGTAGCACCTGGAAAGAACGAACCAAGCATGAGTTCTTCGATTTCAAGGACAATACTATTAACCTACCATCATGGAAGTTCAGTCCTAAAACCGATGATTGCGATTTGATATTGCATCTAGGAGCTGAGGCTGGCGTTAGACGTTCACATGAAGAACCCGATCTCTATTATAATCATAATGTGATTGGCTTTGATAGGATCCTCGAAAGATTTCCTGATAAGAAAATACTCTACGCTAGCAGCTCGAGCATCTACGAATGGTGGTTAAGCCCTTACGCTACTACTAAGAAGATGAATGAAGCTCAAGCATTAAGGCATGAGAATAGCTTAGGATTAAGATTCCATACCGTCTATGGTAAGAATAGTAGATCCGATATGTTATTCGATCAGTTAGTTAGAGGTCATAGATTAGATTATATTACTAATCATCAAAGAGATTATACGCATGTTAATGATGTGTGTGATGCGATAGATATATGCATTGACAAATTTAATTTGTTAAAAGCACATAAAGCCATTGACGTTGGTAATGGCACTCCAGTATCTATACGCGATCTGGTACAACATTTTAGTCCAGAGCAAAACCCGGAGATGAAAGCTGTAACAGGTGAACGCGAGATCACTTGTGCGGATCCAACAATACTTAAAAAACATGGGTGGAGGCCCCAACATTTCATACTAGATGAAAGAATAGAAGATTATGCAGAAGTTTAACCGTAATAAGAATTTTAAACCAAGACGTAACTTTAAAGGTAAAGGTCGATTCAATAAAGAAAAGAGACCATTAACCTTTGAGCAGATGATGCGTAGATTTAAGAAGAAAGTAGAACGCGATGGTTTATTGAAAGAACTACGTAAGAGAGAGTTCTATGAGAAGCCCGCAGCGAAGCGCAGAAGAAAGAAAGCTGAAGGTCGTAAGCGTTGGGAGAAGAAGATTCGAACGGAAAAAGCGATGATGGAATCTAGAAGAAAGGCTCATCGATGGAATTAACAATTATCAACTGTATCATAGGTGCGGTGATTACAGCATTCATGGGTTTGTTTGCATACGTAAGCAGCCACATGGTTCATGAAAAGAAAGTAGGGCATTACGTACCATTGCCTTGGGAGAAGAAAGGAGATGAAAGAAGTGACGATTAAATTAAATCATTTCAACGTGTCAATGATTAAGTCAGGTATGCGTATAGTAGGATGTCTATTTGGATTGTTTGGATCCTTAGCGGTATTCTTTATACTCATGGCATTAGCTGAAGCATTAGGCATAGTCGAGGAAGTAGTAGATGCTTAAATGGTTAGAGAATAGAGAGCTAGGAACCGTAGGTATTACCTTTGGCGCATTCGATCTATTGCATGCAGGTCATATTTGTATGTTAGCGGAAGCTAAAACCGCTTGCGATTATCTAGTAGTAGGATTACAAAACGATCCCACACTAGATAGACCCGATAGTAAGAATAAGCCGATACAATCTATCTTTGAAAGACAATTACAGATAGCTGCGGTGAGATACGTAGACGATGTCATTATCTATAATACCGAAGATGAGATTAAGGATATACTCAAAGCACTACCTATCAATGTAAGAATCATCGGTGAAGATTATATCGATAAAGATTTCACAGGTAAGAAAGCTTGTGAAGAGTTAGGCATAGAGATATATTATAATGATCGCAGTCATAGCTTTTCTTCATCATCATTACGAACGAGAGTATTATGGTCAAAAGACAAGTAAAGCGATGGGACTTCGATGTCGCAGGCGGCGTCGCTTATCCTATCTATTATAGTCCGAAGGACTCGGCAAAGCCGGTAAGCAACGGGAATCCACAATTTAGAGTTACGAAAGTGAGTAAGACGGAGGATACGGGAGAGTTGTTTCACGGTATATATACTAGTATGATCGAAGCGTTTAAGATCATGAGTCAACTAGAGAAGGAAGGATATGTAACGTGTATAGAGAGAATGAAAGATGAATAGATTACTAGAAGCATTAGTAGCGAAATATAACGGTCAAATACTAGAAGCTAAAGCCAATATAGATGTATACCGAAATAGTGTCGGAATCGGTGAACATAGCGATATTGTAGCGGAAATTGACAAGCAAATAGCTATATTAGCAGAGAGTGAGGATAAGTTAGAGAGTGTCCTCAACCTACTCAAAGAAGAGGAAAATCGCTAAAAAACGCGCAAAAACCTATTTTAAAAGCAATTAAAAATAATAGAGAGCGCAATATCTGAGAGATACAGAGAGAATAAACGGTGTAACAACCGGGCAAATGAGCGGGCATTAACGGCAAAGCAACGAAAAAGGCAACTTTTTTCAAAAAACCCAAAAAAACGCAAATAAATCGCAGAAACCGGTTGCCATTTAAGGCGTTTTGCGCTATAATAGAATAATAAGAGATTAGGAGAAAATTATGTCACATTGGGTAAACGATAGAATAGCAGACGATGCTATAGATCACGTTGCTAATATGTCTGACTTTGATGTCCTTAATGACCTCGCTAAAAGAGGCATTGCATCTCCCATTAGCGGATCTATTGTTGCGGATCCTCAGAAAGCAGCCGATTTTATGGATGCTAAAAGAGATCAGCTTATAGATTTAGTGTTTGATGATTTAATGGGGAGGCCAGGACCATGTGGTTAGATAAAGCGATAAAAGATTATGATGATTTGAGCGATGCACAACAGGCGCATGTAGATGCGGCACTAGATGCACAGGATGATAATCACGATGTATGTATGTGTGGTAAACTGATAGATAAGTGCCCCGACGCATACGCTCACATGTCATCAGGGTATTAAAGACTACAGCAGGCCAGTGTCCGTACAAGAGTCGCTGCTAAAGTCACGATACTGATAGGACTCATCACCAGTCCACAATATTTTCACGACAGAGTGAACAGACCCTATCAGTATCACCTTTTTAAGATAGAGAGACCGGGGCTCGTATACCCCTCTGGTAAACCAGGCACAAGAACAGATTACGACTGTGAGGTGCGAAGCTCTATATCTAGGGGGCTAGATTGGAAGCCTAGAAGTAGGTGTTTATCGGCTAGCCCCCGTTGCCTTTTAATAGCATTCCGTAGTATAATAATAGAATAGAGATTTAGGAGAAAATTATATGTGGAAGAGAAGTTACCCGAAAAAATTCGAAGATAACGTAGAGTGTAGTGGCCGTAGCTATAAGCGCTGGGGCTATACTGGTACGTTTAATACTACCGCTGATGTACTAGACGCTGATGGCTTCTTCGGTAAGCACGACTGGTATATAGACAACACTAATATAGTACGATGGAACAGTAACGATAGAATACCATTTGGCGATGTACTATTAGACTTTTGTGAAGCGGGTTTAATCAGTCAATTGAACTTAGATGCTAGTAACGATCAAAGAGAGAAAGAGACCGACGAGTTCTGGGAAGACTTCTTTAAGAGACAAGCATCCTAGTATATAGAACAATATAGAGTATAGGTATATAACACGCTAGCCGCCTAATCTCTAAACCACCTAAAGGGCTAGCAAGCGGTGTGGGTATCACCGATATAATAACTACCCACCTCTTTATTTTCGGAACAGTAATTTACCGATATATTCAGGTACCCGGGTCTTGAGCGTACGCGCGCGATTGTGTTTTCTCGAGATCCAAAAATTTTTAAAAAAAATTTTACGTAAACCGGGCTTTCTGGTTTACCTTATATTATAATTAATTTGTTAAACAGAAAAGGATAATACTATATGTCTAATGTAATTGAGTTTCCCAAGGTTGGTATCTATAAGGAAGATAAGAGTGACACCACTGTTATTACTCATGGTATCTTCTCGGAGGAATATGAGAAAGAGTTATTCGCTCAACTAGATGCTATTAATATACAAGCTGACGAGATTAATAAACAGACTGAAGCTATTCTTGACATGTTTGATAAATAGTAATCTACAGAGAGATAATGAAAGAGCAAGAAGACGTGAAGTTCAACGAAGAAGAGTTAGCCAATTCTAAAAGGATATTCAAATCCGCTACACCGAAATACACCGCCGACTGGTATATTAAATGGTTATCATCAGTCATTGTACTCGCAGCTATGTCGATGCGCGGCGTACCCGAGTTACAAGTCTACGACTTAATATTAAGTGTAGTCGGCATCTTCGGTTGGTTGATTGTATCTATTCTATGGAAAGATCGAGCTTTGATTATTCTAAATAGCTTCGGACTGCTTTTCTTGCTTCGCAATCTAATAGAAAGGTTGGCGGCGTGAGATATATCTTCACAGCAGGAGTAATGATAGTATTCTTCTGGTTGTGGCCGTTACGCCTTTTCGCTAAACACAACAACTGTTATTTTTATACATTGGAGCATTTAATTCGATATGGTGGTTCGGTGAAATGGTACGAAGACGATTTTTGGTTTGGTTATCATTGCACCTGGATCCATAATGGGGTAGAGTATTCGTATGATATGACACGACAGCAACGTAAAAAACTTTTGCTTGCTCCGTGGTACTACGTACCGATATTCTATGAAGGTCGCGTTCGGAAAAGGAGACTCTCTCATGAAGCTAAGAGCTTTGCTCCGACAAGTCAAAAAAAGCCGTAGCATAGAAGTTAAAGTACTTAACGATCTACTGCCCGAGATGTGGGTGGGCGTCGATACTAAATCTTTGACTAAAGAGCTGCTGCATACTACTGGCGGGTTGGATATCGAGACTGGCGTACGATTGAATCATCGTAAGCAACTAGTGCCAGAAAAAAACTTGTTGCCTTAAACTGCACTTTGTAGTATAATTATAGAATGGATATTATATTTTATTTGCTGGTTATTATAACGTTAGTAATAATGTATAATTGGTTTGATGACTGGCCGGATGGGTATTGAGATGGATATTATATTTGATGTAGATGGTACTTTAATGAATGTCGATCACCGACGTAAGTTTGTGGACGGCTCGCAGAAGAAAGATTGGAAAGCTTTTGTCGAGGCAATTCATTTAGATACCCCCATATGGCCAGTAGTGCATCTTGCATTAGGTATGCAGGATCAACATACTATCATTGTAGTGAGTGGACGTAATGAAGCTCAAAGGGATATTACCGAAAAGCAATTGAATGCTTTAGGTATACAATACGATACATTGCGTATGCGTCCCGATGGCGATTACGAACCTGA